ATATTGGCGACGATTTCTCTGTATTCGATTCACAAAATAAAAATGTACCAAGATGTACATCATGCAAAAGCACAAACTTGTTTCCTGATTACAAACAGGGAATAGAATATTGTCAAGATTGTGGAACACATCAAAGTAACACTATTCTCAGTATGAGTCCGGAATGGAAAAATGGAAGCGACACTGCTAATAGTACTCTAAATAGATGTAATTGTATTGTCGACCCTCTATTAAAAAAGATGTCTTTATCAACGAGACTCATTGGAGTACCACGACATATTGGACTAGTACATAGCTGGCAAACATTGTATTCTTACAAAGAACATAGTTTATCAAAAACATTCAAGAAAATGGAAAAAATGGCACAAGAAAATGCAATCCCAGAAGCAATAGTTAAGTATGCACAAAAATTATATTCTCTTATTGCCGACAAAGATCTGAAAAGAGGAGATTCCAGAATAGGAATTATGGGTGCATGTATTTATTATGGCTGTCGAGCCAGAAACATTATGAAACGCGAAAAGGATATTGCAAAGAATATGAATATTGATCAAAAATACGTTAGCCATGGTTGCGATCTTATTGCAGAATACTTGTTTGAAAAAGGAATGGATGCAGAAAAAGTGTTGGCACCATTTGATATCTATGATTATATTGAGGAATTCAGTGAAATACTTGGACTTTCAAAGAAATTTAAAATGAATGCAATGTGTGTGGCATCAGTAGTTGAAGAAAATAGTAAGAGTCTTCGTAATATGCCATATTCATTAGCTGCAGGTTGCATATATTTTGTGGCTGTTTGTTCAAAAAAGTATGATATTGCTGTATTAAAACGCGAAATGAAAGTTAAATGTGATCTTAGTGATGTCACAATTGCTAAGTGCTTTAATAATTTGATAGTATTGAAACCTCAATTAATTGAGGCTTTGAAACAATTAAAGGGTAAATAATAATTTTTTTATTTGTGTAACGTATACACTTCTGATTTATGAAGAGCAAAGGAAAGAAATCAGAACTGGATTTAGATAAAATTAAATCTTATCCAAAAAATAATTTACAAAACAATTTGCGAGAAATAGAAAAAAAGTATGGAAATCAATTCAATATAAAGTATAAAAAAAAGATTATGCCAGTAACATTTGTTAAAAAAACACTATTGTACAACAATAATTCATATTATGAACTAACATATGATATACCAGACAGAACAACTTATCTTTATCCACTATTAATTTCTTTTGCTGATATACCAGAAAGAAAAATCAATAATAACAGTTATATAAATAATATTCACAAAACAGATAAATTTAGTGGATCCGAAATAGTTAATATAGCTCTAAAAATAAATGAAGTATTTGGTGTTAAAGAAGTGTTTATTAATGATGGAACAGCCGTAAATTGTGGTGGACAAGAAATGGATTTGTCTCTACATTCATTAATCAAAAATGAAAGAACATATTATATGAAATTTGGATTTGATTATTATATTAATGACAGATCAACACCATTATATATGAAATTTAATAATATAAATCATCTGAAAAAAACTATAAAAAACACTGTTAAAATAATTAAACAGATCAAAATTAAAGATCTAATTAAATTCTATAACAATTTATTAGATTTATGCTGTTTAATTATCAAGGAAAATAATAAACACAATTTCAAAATAATCGAAAAAGATGCTATATTTTCCAAACCAGATAAAACAAATTGGTTTAAATATACGAAAGATCCATATTCTGAAATACCTAATATAATAAACAGTTGTTACACTCTCTTAAATATTCTTAATCCGACAAAAGAAACATATTTATATGAACTATTAAATAATACATTTAAAGATCCTAATGATTGTTATAAATATAACACTGTCATTCATACAATTATGAATATGGAATACAATTATATTTATAATAAGAAGAGTTTGGAAAAGAAATTTATACTACCACTTAGTTTACTTTCGGCAATCAGATATTCTTATACATTTTGTTATAAATTTTATTAAACTTGTTTGTAATATTTAAAAGACAATATGATAAAATAAATTAAAATGTCTGACGAAAATCAATCACTACTTATTTTAGATGACACTCTCGAAAAACAATACAACCCTTCGTCCCCAATGAAATTCTTTTTCGAAAACACAAGATCCGCACCAATTATTCCTACAAATAGATTATTTTTTAATGAAGATGCTAAAGAAGTTTGTGGGTGTTGTGACGATTCAGTGTATCTAATACTTAGAGATTTAACAGAAATGAAAGAAACAGATACAGGAATTGATAAAATTATTATTGATACTATTTTGGCAAGTAGATACATCAAGGATGAATACGATCAAGAAACAGCGTATTGTTTAATTGAAGATTATGATAAGATTCCATATGAATTAAAAGAATTAATTGAATGGTGTGTTGATTTCTTGAGTATTGATCGTAACGAATACGCAGAAATGAAAGACAAGTATATTCAATTGTGGTCATTTATCTATGATTTTCTGAATATTAAGCCAGGATATGATTATATCTTAATGTCTTTACTCGAGTGGTACAATATCATTGAACATGGAATATCAATTAGATGTGCAAATCTTAACAAAGACGGTCCATACAAGGATAGGAAAGTTACACAAGAAAGAAAGGATAAAATTATGAATTGGATTAACAATATTTAAAGATACAATCCATTATTATTTATCAGTATGAGACCTTATTTGTGGGAAGAGCAATATTCTGCAGATTTAGGACGCCTTCATCGCGATTTTGCTAATCAATGGGCTAATAGTCTCTGGTTCTGGCAAAAAAAGGAAAATAATCCTAAATTTGTATTTCATTCAACCACAGCTAAAAGATATTTTGAACTTTCTGGAAAAATAGAAGATTGTGTTGACGCAACAAAAAGCTCAGAAACTTGTGCAATTCATATACAAAAATTCTGGGAATTTAATGAAGAAGTTGTAAGACAAATGCGTTTCGGGATTTAAAGATAAAACAAATTAAATAATAAAATGAATGCTGTTGCTATTCCAAAATTCGATCCACAATCGATTAGTGGTAAAACTGTATTTATTACAGGTCCAGGAGGATCCGGTAAAACGTATCTTGAACATGGTCTAAGATTATTTAGTCCAAAAGAAATTAAAGTATCTCAAGAAATGGATTACACTAATGAAAATTACATAATCATTTTCCCGTATTTCGATAAAAGAGTTAACAAATCACTATTTGATAATTATCATGTTAAATTGTCATTTGAACAATTCTCTAAGTGGCAAGAAAATCGTGGAAAATATGAATGTTTAGTTATTGATACCAGTACTGGTAATTTTAGTTGGTTTAAACAAGGCGAACTTAACTAAGATTCTGGACTTCGTACAGATTAAGTGCTCTAGTACATAGTGTTATATCTTTTATCTTATGCCATTCAGTATCGCCGCTTATACTAACTTCATTTACACTCACTGAATTATTTTTTTGCTTTTCTTCTAATTGACCATTTATATAAACCAAGACGGAACTAGCTTTTTGTACATAAACAAGATGGAACCATTCATCGTTAGGAATACCAATTTCCATATTTTCATTTATATTTAATCCTATTGCACCGAATGTCAATGGCGCAATTGTAATTTTTGGCGAAGGTCCTTCAAGAACATAGATCTTTGCTTGTGGTCCTTCACTTGCTAATTTAGTTTTATTTACTTTCAATTTACACGACATTGTGAATAATCTTTGATCATTAGTTTTGGGAAGTTGAAAGGAAGAAATATGACTGGGCTTAAGAATTCCTACTATTTTTCCACAATTATTATTACCTTCTACAAATTGTGATTGTGGGTTTGAATTTGTGTTATTATTACTTGATGAAGAAGTTGAATTATTCATCAATATTACAGTTGTGATTATTATCAACAATACAACAAACAATATAATTAACCAAACCTTTTTACTCATTTATATTAATTGATACTTATTTTTTCACAAAAATTGATACCTATTTTTTATTTAAAACTATTTAAAGTTATAATAACATATATAAAACAACGCTATGCCTCCGAAAAAGGTCAAAACAATTGGTGGAACTATTGAATTAGGTGACAGGGATTATATTCCTGTTTGTGATGCCTACTTTGAACAAGAAAACAAATTAGTAGTTCACCAAATTGAAAGTTACAATGCATTTATTAATGAAGATTTAGATAGAATTATTAAGCAGTATACACCATTCAGTTTCCTCGTCGAACGTCTTGGTGACACATTTACTGATGAAACAAGAATGATCAAGTTCTTTCGTGTTAAAATTAATTTCAAGGGAGTAGAATTAGTAAAGCCTCATGTTGAAGAAGTAAATGGTAAAATTACAGAATTATATCCAAGTATGGCAAGATCAAGACATTTTACATATCAATCACCACTATCGATTAAACTTGATTATGAAGTAAGTCTGTTAGACAAAGATGGTAATAATTTGAAACAATTACGTCATCCAGAAATTACTGAAAAAATGGGTTATTTGCCAGTGATGTTGAAATCGCATCTTTGTAATCTTCATGGACTTAGTCGCGAAGGACTGCAAACAGTTCGTGAAGATCCTTATGACTACGGAGGTTATTTTATTGTTAAAGGCACTGAGAAATTTGTTGTTCCACAAGAAAAGCGTGTTGAAAATCACGTATTTATGTTTAAGAACGAATCTTCTGATGCAGATTATAGTGTTGTAGCAGAAGTGAAATCGGTTAGAGATGATACAATTTCGCGTCTTGCTAATGTTAAAGTAAAGTATAAACGTCAAAATGATGAAATTTTTGTAACTATTAATCCGGGATTTGCCGCTAAAGATATTCCGTTGACTATTATGTTTCGTGCACTTGGTATTGAAACTGATAGAGAAATTGCAGAATATTCAGCTTGGAATATGGACGATTCAGATATGATTGAATTGCTTCGTCCGAGTTTAATTTGGGAACGCAAAGAAGCTAAAACTGGTCGAACTATCAAATATAGAAGTCGTGCTGAGGCTTTATTATTCTTGGCAGAAAATTACTTACCAACTCATCAAAAATTTGATTCAGATAAACAAAAACAAAAATACATTATTGGACTTATTGATAAGTATTTCTTCCCTCATGTCAAAGATGATACAATTGGAGTGAAGATTCGCAAGGCTAAGTTCTTAGGATACATTGTCAGAAAGGTTTTACTTGGCAAACTTGGACATATTCCGAGTGACGACAGAGATGACCTTGGTAACAAGCGTATTGATCTTGTGGGTCCTTTATTCGGACAATTGTTTAAATCGGCATTTAATTCAGCACTTGATAATATGAAAAAGAATATTACGAAGGAATTTCTCAGTAAAGTACCAAAAACAAATGAAGCTATTGTTGGATTAATTGGAAGAACTAAAAACATTAACTTATTGGTCAGTCCATTTAAGAGTAGTTTATTAACTGGTATTTGGAAAACGGGTGCCAACAAACTCAATGCACGAGTTGGTGTTGCACAAGTATTGCAACGTAAGTCCAGAATGGATACTCTCAGTAATTTGCGTCGTATATTTACACCAAGTACTGGTGGAAGTGCACAATTGAAAAATGCAGAAATTAGACGTTTGCATGCATCACAATATGGTTATATCGCACCACTTGAAACACCTGATGGTGCACAAACTGGTGTGGTAAAGCATTTGGCGTCAACGTGTTCAATTAGTATTTCAACTAATCCAAAGATTTTGCATGAAGTAATGATGTTTCTAAATCGCGAACAGAGAAATGAAAATAAGCCCGATGTTATTACACGACTCGAAGATCTTCCGATCAAAGAAGCGTGGAAATTAACACCAATTATGATTAATGGTGATTGGTGGGCTAGTACAAACAATCCACCAATGGTAATTGAATATTTGCGCGAAAAAAGACGAAATCTCCAAATTGATGCTTTCACTGGAATTGTTTGGGATTTCGATATGAATGAAATTAGACTTAACACGGATAGTGGAAGATGTTTGCGTCCTTTGTATATTGTTGATTCTGGAAATAAGTTGCGTATGAACAAAGATATTATTAAGAAATTAACTGATATGGATCCAAACAAAAAATGGATATGGGATAACTTAATTACGAGCAAAGTTATTGAATATATCGATACACATGAATCCGAATATAATGTTGTAACTGCACAATTTCCCAGCACTTTAACACAAGGTGATCCAAAATTGAAACAATATAGTCATTGTGAAATTCATCCTATGTTGATGTTGGGACTTGTAATTGGACTTATTCCTTATCCAGAACACAATCAAGCACCAAGAAATCTATTCGAAGGTAGTATGGCAAAACAGAGTTTGGACATTTATTCAACAAGTTTCCCAATTAGAATGGATACGGCAGCACATGTTATGCATTATCCTGAACGACCGTTAGTTGGAACTTACTTCACTGATATTGTTAATTATGACAAGCTTCCTGCGGGAATTAATGCTATTGTCGCAATCGCTATGTATACCGGTTATAATCAAGAAGATAGTATTATTCTGAATAAGAGTTCTGTTCAACGTGGACTCTTTGTCAGTACAACATACAAGAGTTACAAAGAAGAAGCTAAAAATGAAGAAAAGTTTGTGAAACCTGATCCATCAAGAACAACTGGTATTAAGAAACATGCTAATTATGAAAAGCTGAATCAATTCGGTATTGTGCCGCCAGGAACATTTGTTGAAAAAGATGATATCTTAATTGGCAAAGTTACTGCGTTAGATCGAAGTGAAAGAACTGGACAGATTGATCAGCGAGACATTAGTATTCCATTGAAAGAAGAATATGGAATAGTGGATCAAGTTATTACTGATACTAATGATGATGGATACGAAGTTTATAAAGTGAAGGTGAGAATCTTGAAGGTTCCACAAATTGGCGACAAACATTGTTTTGATTCAGAAACTGAAGTTTTGACTCGTGATGGATGGAAATTCTTCAAGGAAGTAACAATGGATGATAAAATTGCTACACTCAAGGATGGACAATACTTAGAATATCAGAATCCGATCAATCAATATGAATACGATCATAATGGTCTTATGTACAATATTAAAAATCAACAAATTGATCTATTAGTAACGCCAAATCATAAAATGTATATTAATGAAAATAATAAGGGATTTGAATTAAGAGAAGCACAAACATTAAGAGGTCAACATGTTATGTATAAAAAGTCGGTTACAAATAATTTCAGTGAAAAAATGCATCTAAATGATTTCGAAATTGAAGATGATTTATGGCTCGAAATACTTGGAAAATGGTTTAATTCAAAAACATGTGTATGGAAAGGAAATGAAATTGTTGAATATCTCACAAAATTAACAAGACTTCCTGACTATGTATTTGATTTGTCGGAAAATCAAGCAAAGTTATTGTTGAATTATATTGCACCACATGGAAAATGGTATAGTGAATACTTCATTACATATGATGAATTTCAAAGACTTTCTATCCATGCTGGATTTTCAACAGATGGTTATAATGTCTATAAAAAGAAAAATGTATGGGCTAATGATCCATGCGAAACACAAGATGATTCTGTAATTGAATATAATGGAAAAGTATATTGTCTTGAAGTGCCTAATCATGTATTGCTAGTAAGACGTAGTGGAAAACCAGTATGGAGTGGAAATAGTTCTCGTAGTGGACAGAAAGGTGTTTGTGGAATGCTTTATGGTCAATGGGATATGCCTTTTACTGAATCTGGCATTACTCCTGATTTGATTATGAATCCACAAGCTATTCCGTCTCGTATGACACTTTCACAAATTATGGAAACGGTTACTGGTAAGTCTTGTGCTATTAATGGTAAAATTGCTGATGCAACTGGATTTACTGGTATTGATGTTAATGATGTTATTGCTGAATTAAAAGAAACTGGATTTGATGAATTCGGTTATGAAGAAATGTATAATGGCTTCACTGGTGAAAAGATGAAAGCAAAGATCTTTATAGGTCCTACTTATTACCAGCGATTGAAGCATATGGTTGATGACAAAATGCATGCTCGCGCAAGTGGAGCTGTGCAGATGTTAACAAGACAACCATTAGAAGGAAGAGCTCGAGAAGGAGGATTGCGCTTTGGTGAATATCTCGCCACAGTCAGACCAAAAGTCTGGCTAGTCTACGTGTGGTAGGCAACATTCCCAAATTGCGGGGACAACCTGACGTTTGCGTATAAAAATGATTTAAAGACTTTGTCATCTTATATGAAAAGAGACGATGGAGTCAAATAAGATACCCAACCCTAAATACTATATTGTATTGATTAATGGAAGAGTATGGAGTAGAAAATCTAAAAGGCTTTTAGTACAAACTAATGTTAATGGTTATATGAATGTTCATATAGATAATAAAATGTATGCTGCTCATAGATTAGTAGCACTTACCTATCTGGAAAATCCAAAAAATAAACCTTACGTTAATCATAAAAATTGTGATAAACTTGATAATTGGATTGATAACCTTGAATGGTGTACTCAAAAAGAAAATTGTAATGATCATGGAAAAGTTACTAGTCATGCTAAACAAGTTATTCAAATGGATTTGAAAGGTAATTTTATCCAAATTCATAATTCTGTAACACAAGCTGGACAAAATACAATATCTCTGACTGCAAAAACAAAAAATATAGGTGTTGATAGATCTACAATTAAACGAGCATGTACAGGAGAACAGCTTACAGCCGGTGGATATAAATGGGCTTATGTGAATAAAAAAGATATGCCAATTAAAATAGATATTTCAAAAGGCAAACCAATTCCTAATTATCCTAAATATATAGCTTTTCGTAATGGAGTAATTGTAAGTGTTCGTAAAAAGAATACATATTTATTAAAACCCCAAGGCAATGATAATGGTCATGACTATATTACTTTATGTAAAAATAATGATAAGAAAAATACATATATTAATCAAATTATTGCAGAAACATTTATTCCAAATAATGATAAAAATAAAACACGTGTAATTCATAAAAATAGAATTAAAAATGATAATCGAGTGGAAAATCTGGAATGGGTATCTCCAGGTAATACCGCTAAATACGCAAACAGAAGTTCTTAGTACCAAATTAACTTCGAAAGAAGTTAATGGCTCATGTTAACTGCATGAGGTAGTGGCGAAAGCCACCAGGCTTTCGGTCCTCGGACTGAATGTCCTGTGGTAAAAAGCTAAGAAATAGGGTCAATCCGCAGCCAAGCCCCTAAACTCGTGGATTTTAAAATCCGTGTCAGAGCATGGGGAAGGTTCAACGACTAGATGAGAATGGGCTTGAAGGAACTGACAATTCCTAATGATAGCTTAAGGTATAGTCTATTCCTACCTGAGAAGGTACTGCAACCGAGTCTTGTATACTCCACATTATCCAATATTGGATAGGTATACATTGCGAAGTTGTGGGGTCAACATAAAATAAAACCCAAATAAAAATTTGTGGAGAATTAGTTGACTGGTCCACAAAAAGAGATGGAGCGCGATGCAATGATTGCACATGGCGCCTCGCAATTCCTCAAAGAGCGATTTTATGAAGCAAGTGATAAGTACGAAATGTTTGTCTGTGATGTTTGTGGCTATATTGCAATCGGCAATCCATCAGACAACTTATTCAGATGTATCACATGCAAAAAGGAACAAAGAGTTTCAAGAATTAGTAAAGTAAAAATCCCGTATGCAGCTAAATTGTTGGTACAGGAAATTCTTAGTATGGGTCTGACAATGAGATTATTCCCAGAAAAGTATACAACTGAATAAATCGAATAATAAAAAAATATTTTTTTATTTCACTATTATCAAAAAAAGAAAATTACTTGGTTTATTCAACAATTACTTCATTTCGAGCTTTCATTGCTTCAGCATTAAGCTTAAGAGCTTCAATATAATCTCTGAAAATCTCCTCGAATTTAATGTCGTCATCCCCCAATTTGATATTTCCAGTAATTGTCATTGGATTCAATCTTCTATGTCTACTTGGCTTGTCGCCATACATCAATCCAAAACAGATTGATGTTGTAAATGCACAAACCAATGCAGCAATATAAACACTAATTGTGGCAAAGAATGCAATACCAAAGATTTCAAAAATGTTCATGACTTTGTGATAAAGTTTGTAACATGTATTTTTTCAATTTTTTTCAATTATTAATTAAATGGCGGATAAAGGAAAAGGACCTGCTGCTCCACAACTACCAACACCTTTGAAAATTTTTGATTGGGTTAATGCTATTGTTAGAGATTCGTTTGAAGTGGGTGACACAAAAATAGATATTTATATGCTTACTGTAAGTACTCCCCTTTATAGAGGCGACATTGATGACTTTGATAATTTCGATCCGAAAAAATCATTTGATAGACCTATTACGTGGTTTGGTAATTATCCAACTGCATCGCTTTATGGTCCAGTAACTGAGTATCAATTAAAGAAAGTAGGATTCTTTTTCGCGATGGATACTCCAAATAATATTAGATGGCTTAAATCACAAATAAACAGCAATGAAAGAGCAGCACTTGATGAAACTTTTCAAATAAGAACTAAAAAAGGATGAAAAAGAAGAATATGTTTATAGAACTTCGGAACCGATTGAAGATGTAATAGTAGCCAATGCTTTATGTAATTTAACAAGAAGATCTGGTGATCGCCCATCAGTTGATGGATGGATTCATTTAACAATGAGATCTCACAATACTTCTGGTTTCATGGGACCCGAAATTATGATTTGTAATCCTGCTAGAGTTGTAAGGCAAGTCAAGGTCTTCCCTTTTACTGACAAAACCAAGTTAAAAGAATTGCGACTGGAAAGAATGGCAAATAGGGAAAAGAAACAAAGAAAAAGAATTAATATAACATACCTTGATGTACATAGAAGAGAATTTCAACCAAGGGAAGCAACAGCTTCTACGTCAGGATTATCAAGTGTAGCTTCAAAATTATTTTAAAGTCCTTTCATTTTATAAAGTAAATATGGGGAATCACAACAATATATCAGTATTTTTTGGTAATGGTATTAAATTCGTATATCATCTTCATCGTTCTAAATTAACAGGACTCGACATCGCAAACTTTCTTAACGAAAACGAATTCTGTAATGCCGGTTGTTTGTTGGCTAAATTGATGGAATTAGAAACACCATTTTCTTTTTGGTCAGGAGACACTAATGACAACCATCCTCTTGCTGTTGGTGAAGAATACGAAATTAAAATGATTAATAAAAAAATATATATTAATAATGGTGATTTTACTGGGACACCTGAAGAATATATAAATTACCAAAATTGAAATTATTTAAAGTCTTTTTTATTTATTACAAGAAAGGATGAACGATCCAGAAGGACATCTGTTTCTTTTTCGCGCCAGAAAAACACTGGCAAAAATGTTGATGGATCGTGGATTCGACAACAATCAAAAGCTTATTACAATGTTCGAAACAGATTTCAAAGATTTAAAGGGAAAAATGAAATTGGAAAACACATTCTTAGAACTAATTAACAGTAATGGTGATAAACAAGTAATTGTAGCATTTGTTGTATTAGATAAATTTAAAAAGGATGACATTCTTAAATGGTATGAATATGCAGTAAAACAAGCTAAGGAACGCAAAATTAACACACATTTATTGATAGTTTTAACAGGAAAACCAAATAGTATATTAGAAAAAATGAAGACTGAACAAAATCACATTCATAAACAAATTAAGATTAATGAAGAACAAAAAGTATATGTTTATGGTGAACTCTGGAATGCGGAAGTCCTCCAATATAATATTACTGAAAGTGATTTAGTTCCTAAGCATAGATTGATGTCACAGACTGATGTCGACGCATATCTTGTTGAAGTTAACTTGACAAAAACACAGTTACCAAAAATCAAACATAATGATCCTGTTGCAAGATACTTCGGTGCACGTCCAGGTGAAGTAATGAAAATAGAAAGATTAACTGAAAGTTCAGGAATCAGCTTTTACTACAGAATGGTTATCTAATATTTCAAGAACATCATTTTTATTTTTTCTATTATATCTTATTGCCCAATGACGAGGAATGTCACCATATTTATTTTTAATATTCGCGTCAGCACCGGCATTAAGTAATAATTTAATTATTTGTATATGCCCTTTGTCACAAGCCCAATGCAACGCTGTATAACCATACGAATTTTGATGATTGACATTAGCACCAGATTTAATCAAAAATTCAACACAATCAATTAATCCACCACAACTTGATGATATTAAAGCAGTGGATTTTACATGATTTTGTTTATTGACATCTACACCTCTATTGATCCAGATTTCCAATACTTTTGTGTACCCACTTCTTGTGGCGAAAAACCAAGAGAAATCTTCGTATTGATCCAGAATTCTAATTTCTTCTGGTGATAATTGGTATAAATTGTGGATACAACTTATTTTAGAAATACTCCGAGGACTTAAATAATTGTAAATTTGATACCATAATTCATTTGGTAAGTTCATCTTGTCTGTAACAAAAAAATAAGATTATTTCAGTTTTTTTCAAATCTAGCTAAGAAATTTTCACGCACTTTATTCATCTTTAATTTTTTTAATTTCTTTTTTGCTTTAATTATCTTGAAAAAGCCAATAATTTTTGTTGCCGATCTATCACGTCTAGTGCCAATTTCATGAAGCCTCTTTTTTAAGATGTACAATTTAAAAGCCTTATGAATTTTTCTAACAGCTTTGTTTCTGACATGAAGACAATTTAAACACATATAACTATGATAATCACATACATTATGTTTGCAATCTAAGGTTTTTGTGGCATATTCATCACAAAGCACACCTTTTCCATCAGCACTACAAAAACCAAGTGGAATATCATTAATAAAGGATTCTTCTAATACCATTCTAAGAATTGCATCTTCTGTTTCGCGATCTATATCCATTCTTATTATTAACTTTCATTTTTTTGCTTTAATAACCTTTTCATAAGCTTCAATTAAAACTCTTGTATTGATTTTATTTCTTTTTTGCAATAATATTTTCAAACCTGTTATTATTCTAATTAGATCAATGTCTGTACTATCATTAAATGGTCTTATTGTTAAATGACAATAATATTCTTGTATATCGTCACCAGTAACATACTTAAGATCATCAATAATCATAGTATTCTTTTTATTGAACATTGGGAATCTTTCCCAAACTCTAGTCAGTGATTTATTATTAAATTGGTCTAATTGATTTCGAGACCATGTAAAAATAAACTTATCCGCGTAAGAAACTAATGCAGTCTTTAATATATAGTCTAACCATTCAATCTTCGCTGCTGTCCAAACAGCGACATAAAAATTATCAACAAGAAAAGACATAAACTCGTCTAAATAAGGTCTTTTCCAAACATGTATTTTCATATAATTGAATCCTTCTATACCAATGGAATTCAAATCTTTTAAAATAAAATCAGAATTTGTTTGTCTATAAGACGGGATTATTTTATGAGTTATTAAAGTGTCATCGATATCTAAAATAATAAGATAATTCTGTTTCATTATACTTTTTTTGGAATTTTATCTGCACCAAGTTTTCTATATTTAACAATTAAATCCCATACTGCTTTAAGACGTGGTAGATTTCCCTTAAACCATTCGCGATCTCTTTGTTCAGTTACTTGACAAAACTTCACAATTTTCCAGTAAATATATCTTGATCCAATATACCTATCAGGTTCATTTGATCGTATTTCTTTTAATTTGGCTCGTGCCCAACTTTTTTGTTCTTCAAATGATAAATTTAAATCAGGATACAAATAGCATATTTTTGCATTACCATTTTCATCAATTTCTTGTTCGTCATTGTATTCAAACATCACACCTTTATGTTCTGTTTCGGTGTCTTCAATAAATGATTCCCATGAAACATACTCTCCAAATTTGCAATCAAAGAAATCGCATCTATTAACTTTTGTTACTGCCATTTGTGTACGCGTTTGTCCTTTATAACAAGCAGGAACTGTTCCATCTGGTATTCTATTGTAAGGACTCTTAATTTCAATTAACCATGCATCATTATTTACTTCATCAATAACAAAACCATCACAACTGGCACCAATAAATGAATATACTATTATTGATTTTTTCATATAATTGAGCTGCAATTGGTTCATATTGATTTCCCCATCGCGTATACTTATTACTAAATGATGCTGGTTCACTACATTTTTGAACCACTACTTTTCTTGCAGTCTTATATTTATCTGTACCAAGAACGGCAGAAATATCACTAGCAGTAATACAAGCCCCACGTTTTTTGTACCATTCTGCTGTTCTTTGTGGAGCTTGTGTTTTCGAATATTCAATCAAATATTCCATATATTCTTTAGGACCAAGTGTTTGAACCACTAATTCATAAATTTCGTCCAAAAGTTGATATAATTCCGATAAACAATCGTTTATAAGTTGTCTAATTCTACGATTTTCGTTGAGAACAGATTCCATTTATATATTGTGTCAACTAAGTCTTTAAAAAGGAATCAATTTTCAAACTTATTAAAAAAAAAGAAGTTTAAATTAGTTCGATAGGGAACTTTCTGCAAATAGCACATTCAGTTTTGTATGTTGTGTTATCTTCATCATTGAAGCATTCTTCACAAAAGACATGTTTACAATTTGTAATTACTATTTCTTGGTCCTCGAATTCACCTTGACAAAAGGCACAGAACCCTGCATTTTTAATGATTTCTGATCTTTCTTCAGTTGTCATTGTACTTGGTTCTTGTGGAATAGGTGGTGGGGGTGGTGGAGGAGGAGATAATGATGAAATTGGTTGTGGAGCAGCTGGAAGAGCCTTCCTGTTATATCCATCTTTGCTCATTTTGTAAGCAGCAGGAGTCTTTTGTTTTAACATCCAAAGATCATCGATGAAATTGGCTGAAATACCACGTCTTTGATACTCTTCAAAGACAAGCTTGAGGGCTCCCCAAGTATATCCATCATTGTTGAGCTCAATTAGCTTCTCTACTCTAGAAGTATTGATTCCCTTAAAGAGGATCAATGAGCATCCAGAAGTCTTCATTATCAACAATTTCTTGAGATCATTTAAGCCAAATTGACTAGTCTCACGATAAGTCAATCCAGTCATTTCAAGATCTCTCAATAAAGCGCCAATCTCATAATCGGTTTTAGTAGCCATTTTTACGTGTATATCAAAAAAATATATATGATATCAATTTTTTCGGTTATTCACAGAATCTAGAGCTGATAATTACTTGTGGACAAGTAAGAATCCGATACAGTCTTTATGATCATTTGCATTTGCAAAAATCGACCTGTATTATAAAAATTATTCTGAATATTTATGTCAGCACCAGCTTTAATCAAGAGTTCAATACATTCTTTATGAAAATCATAACTTGCTAAAAATAAAGCTGTATAACCAAAATTACTTTGAATATTCAATTTAGCACCAGCTTTAATCAAGAGTTCTACAATTTCTTTATGACCATGGGCACTTGCTTGATGTAAAGCTGCATAACCATGTTTGTTTTGAATATTTAAGTCAGCACCAGCTTTAATCAAGAGTTCAACACAGTCTTTATGACCATTATCACTTGCCAAATATAAAGGTGAGGTATTCCACATGGATAGGACATTTATGTCAGCACCAGCTTTAATCAAGAGTTCAGCACAGTCTTTACGACCATTATAAATTGCTCGATGTAGAGCTGTATCACCATGTTTGTCTTGGACATTTATGTCAGTGCATTCTTTAATCAAGAATTTCATTAATTTGATATATCCTTTTCTGGCAGTATAAAACCACACATCATCAGAAGTCTTTAATAACTCTATTTCTTCTACACTAAAATTGTGTAAATTCCAGATATTACTGAAAATACCTTGATCTTTGTGAGGTAAAAAAGAGAATACATTGTACCAGATCTCGTTAGGTAAGTCCATATTGTGGTATCAAAAAAATATATATGATATCAATTTTTTTAATCACTCTCACTTCCACTTGAGGCATGGCTCTTTCTAGGCTTTCTCTTCTTACTCTTGCTCTTCTTAGTGTGACCTGCTAGCTTACTGACTTTCTTTATTCCAGGTCCACTAATAGCTACCCCAGTAGTATGAGGAGCTGATTTTCCATAACTAGCAGGAGCCATCTTCTTTCGGGTAGTAATTTGACGAAGAAGCTCAAAGAAGTGGTCCTTTCTATAGGTCTCCATAGGTCTCTCTTGACCCTTGATAGTCTTACTGAGATGAATAGGGTCAAATCGCTTGTCTTGAATTTCCTTCAAAATAACCATCATAGAATGGAGTTTTTCCTTCTTTTTCTCTTGACTAAGCTTTTTGTCAACAAGTTCCTTCTTCAAGAACTCGAGTTCAGCAAACTTCTTTTTGTAGTATTCACGAGATCCTTGATACAACTGCTCTAAAAGGTAGTTTCCACGCTCGTCAGGAACATCATATCTAATAGGATTATAAAAGGGATTGTTAACAAAGGTTCCATCGCTTCTCTTTCCAATTGGATCTGCCTTGATAAATTTGTAGACTTCACCACTTTTTACTGGATCACAAAGGAATCGAAGAAGATCAGCATATCCATAACTAAACCCTCTCTCGAATTTACGATCTGGATTCATTAGCATAAAAGGTGTGTGTTTCTGAACCTTGTTCAACATAACAAGTTGCATACTGGGCTTTTGAGATCTCAAAAATTGTCTGACAACAGCTTGGAATTTAGCTCTATTTCTGTCGCTCTCAGCAATCTTTTTCTTAGTAGCCTTAGATCCACTAGGAAGAACATTGTACATGGGCATGATATCAGCTAGAGTTTCTGCTTCATTCATTTGTGCTTTCGGATTTTGAATAAATGAACCGAGTTCTTTACGAAGTTCTCCATATACCTTATCTGCAATTTTTTGTACGTCATCAATCTTGAAATTCTTTCCTGTAATAGGATTGACAATATCAAAAACTGTGATAGCTTTTCCAGTGTGATTAATTTCATTAACAGCAAAACTGATAATTAATGGAAGAATGTCTTTAGAAAAGTAGTTCAATACTTGATTTTTGTTGTATTTTAACATAC